TCCTAATGCGCCTAACATAATTTAATACCAAGTAGCTGTTTTGTTTTTAGTAGAAAGAACTCTTTTCATTCCTCTAACTTCAACCTTTTGAGATTCATTTGGTTTAGTCATCTCAATTTCTTGTTCGATAAAAGAACTATCTTCTTTTTGTTTAGGTTTTTTATTTTTTTTCATAATTTATTTCCTCTTCTTAGTCATTTTAGCTTCTGATAGCGCAATTGCAATAGTTTGTTTTTTATTTTTCATATTAAAACACTCCTTTTTTGTTTATATTAGACATTTGTTGTTTTGCAATAGAGGTTGCAGCCCTTAATTCAGCTAAATCTTCGTTTTGTTCTAGTTTCTCATCAAAATTCATCTGATTCATCATTGCCTTCATCCTATCTAAATTCAATTGATTCTCATCATCTTGTTTTCTTCTAGCATTTTCCTGTGCTTGAAGGTCTAGTTCTCTAGATTTGAGTTGGGCAATAGGGTCATTTGCAAAGTTACCATTAATTTCTTGATCTTCTTTTTTAAATTCTTCCATCATCTCAGCAATCAATACTGCTTTTCTAGATTCAATCTTCATAGTTAATTGCATCATCATCTGTTGCATTCTAGGATCTTGCATTGCTTGTGGATTTTGTGCCATGGTTTGCATTTGTACCATTTCATTTTGAAATTCCATTTCTACTTGTTCTAATGCCATCAAAGAAATATGTTCAAATATATTTTTCTCTAATGCACCCATAATCACAGGATTATTTCTTGCCATATTCGTTGCCATAAAATTTAAATGAGCTGTCATGTGAGCTCTATGGTCCTGTCCTTTGAATGCTTGAAAAGGTGTTCCAGATAAAGAATCAATATGTTCTAATGCAGGATCTTTTGGTTGTGGTTGCACCGGTGCTTTTAAAATTAAATCAATATTCTTAACACCAATCGCTTCATACATATTTCTATATGCTTCATATAAATTATGAATTTGTGGATTAGATTGTGCTAATTGTAATTCCGTTTGAGCAATAGATATTCTTTGAGTTTGTGAAAAGATATTAGGATCCGCAACTGGTACTACATCAATCTTATCATCAAAGTCTGTTTGTTTAATATTTCTTTGTCCACCTACTACATCATATGGATATTCTGCTGGTAGATACAATTTAAATACATTTACCATTAATCTAAATTCATTTTTTAAAGCAGCGTACAATCTTTTATGAATAGCAGACATGGTCCGTGATCCACGTTCCAACAGCGCTACGGTCGTACCCACTGCCGCTTGTTGATTCCCATCGCCAATGTTTAAGTCCGCAATGGATGCGAAACGTTGGCCCGCTTGTACTACGACCCCCATGAGTTGCAATAAAGTTTGTGAAGGTTCTTTAAATGGCAACATCATAAACGAATCTCTAATATTTCCACCAGGAGCATCTACATCTCTAAACTCTCCAGGTTGAATGCTTTGAGCATCATCTCTAATTTTAATTCCTCTTTGTTTAAATCCTGCTGGTAAATTTGCTAAAGTTCCTGCATCTAATAATTGTCTTAATGCAGAAGTTGCAGTACGTGATAAACCACCAATCATATGAATTAAACCAAAGCCATAGAACCCAAGACCAGGTAAAAATTTAAAATGAACGAAATATTCTATTCTAGCTTTTTTAGGATCTTGCGCTAAATAGTTTCTTCGGATAGATAATACTTCGGAAGATTCGAGTTCGATCGTTACAATATAAGGAAGTTTAATTCCAGTGGTTTCCCCTTCGGGACTTCGATCTTCAAAACCTTCCAAGTCTAGATTAACGTGACATTCAAGCAAAGTAAATACATCATTATCTTTTGTTTTAGTTCTACCTTCTAACTCACGTTCTTTTTTCTCTACATCCGTTTCTTGATCATAACCTGGGATTAATGGAATATCTCTATAGAATCCACTTACTTGTTGTTTACGTAAATCATTTTCAGAAAGTTTAATAACATGAATAATAGACTCAGCATCTTCTAAAGAAGTTGCAGAGTAAGGAACTACTAAATCTTCTGCAGGTACAAATTTAGAAACCGTTCTTGCTAAAATAGAATCATAATATACTTTTTTAAAAGAAGATCCTGCAAGAGGTAAATAAAATAACATTTGATCAAACTCTGGTTCATATTCTTTCATGACATCCATAATTTGATAATTCATAAAATCTTTAACACGATTTGCTTGTTGTTCTTTTTCTTTAGTAGAAATACCAATGGTCTGTGTTCGCACTGGTCCACCTGCTGGTAATAATTCTTTGTACGCCAAAGCTTGAAACTGAGTCACGGCTTCTGCTAATACAGGGTGGGTTGCACCTGACGCACCTTGAAAAGGTTCCGTTCTATTTTCATATTTGAAACCTAGTAAGTCTAATCCCGTAGTATAGGTTCGTTCCCAATCTCTACGTGAAGATCTATAGTCTTCATAATTTGCTGTTAATTCTGAACCAAGTGGACTTAATGTTTCTTCTGGCAACAACTCTGCCAAATTATCAAAATGGTTTTCAGATTGCTCTTGGTTAAATGCTCCTGGTTCAAAATCTATTTCTACTCCACCATCTTCTAATGGTGTAATTTCCGTGTTCCCTGGATCGGGAAGCTCTTCTTGAATACTAACTTGTTCTTCAGCCAGGGCTCCTGGACCGGGTATTTCAATTGAATTTCTAACTTCGTTGGGAAGTGATTTATCTATTTCTGCCATTAATTTTCTCCGATCGTACCACTTTAACTTGTTTTAATGGAACATTCAAGCCTTGAGGATTAGGTCCTGATTTAGGTGGTATGGTTAAGGTTAATCGTTTTGGTTTTTTCATTAGTAATAAATTCTTTTTCTTTGATACTGGATTTCATCTTTATAGTCTTCTGGGTGAGAAAGCAAGCCGCCTTGTCTAAATCTCATAATAGCTTGAGTAGTAGAATCTACTAAATCGTCATGATCTCCATAAGGGAACGCGGCACACTCTTCAATAACCTCTTGAGCAAACTGTTTATCTTTAGGTGCCCATATCATTCCTGACTCAAACAAAGGGGCAACCGAGTTTACTCTTGAATGTTTATCATTACCTTTAGAGGGAGTGTAATTAACTACTGGTATACCCATACTTCTAAGTTCATAAGTTAATGGTAATCCAGAAGCCTTAGCTTCAATCAATACAGTTTCAGGTTGCCAATAATCATATTGTTCTTTTGCAACACGTCTTAGTTCAGGAAATTCTAAACGTTCTTTTATTGCGTCTAATAAAATTAATTGTTGAGGAGAGTCTTCATTCTCTCTAAAAATTCCCCAAGTTGTAATAGCAGAATAGTCTGCTGTTTCTTTTTTCATAAAAGCAGTATCATAACTTTGAATGACATGTTCCAAAGCAGGCATATGATCATGCTCCCAATTTTTCCACCATTCTCTTTTAAGAATAGCACCTTCTTCTGAAGTTGGGTTTTGCATATATTGCGCATTCCATTTTCCCATTCCAGCAGAAGCTTTCACTGCAAGTAAATCTTCCAGCTTCCAATACTGTGGCCACACAGGATCTCCACTAGGTAAGATAGCAGGGAACTCAACTAGCTCCCATTGATCTGCTTTTTCTTCTTTAGCACCTGCATTAATTAATTGTGCAGTTAAATCTTTTGTTGACCATCTAGTCATAACTAAAACAATTCTTCCTCCAGGTTGTAAACGTTGTCTTGGTCCTGAAGTATACCATTCATATGCTTTATCAAATGCAGTAGTAGAATATGCATCTTGTTCTGAATGTGGATCGTCAATTATTAATAAGTCCGCACCTCTACCTGTAACTGCTCCTTGCACACCAACTGCAAAGTATTCACCACCTTGTTCTGTTTCCCATCTACCTGCTGCTTGAGAATCTTCTCGTAATCTAGTTTTAAATACATTTTTATATTCTTCGGAATCCATTAGTGTTTTTGTTTTACGACCAAATCTAACAGCAAGTTCTGCAGTGTGGGTTGCTTGAATAATTTTTAATTTAGGATCATTACCAATCATCCAGGCAGGTAAGAAGTAGGATGCAAATTCCGATTTTGTGTGCCTTGGTGGCATATTAATAATTAATCTTTTTAATTCACCAGATTTAAATCTGTTAAATTTATCTGCAATAGTTTTATGATGATCACCTTCAATGAATTCAGGCCATATATATTTTACGAAGGTTAGAAAATCAGAACGAATTAAGGCTTCTTGTTTTTTCTTAGCGCTATTTAATATATCTAATTTTAGCTGTCTTCTGACTTTTATGTCAGCAATTTGATTTATTTTATTTATATCTAGCATAATGTTTAATTATGGTACCTTAAAAATTTTTTTACCCCTCCCCCCTCTTTGGAAAAAAAGTTATAGAAATTTCTAATGTGAAAAACTTTATACCATAGTTAACTGTATAAATCCAACACTATAGAGTATACTTAGGATCCCTATATTTAATTTTGTACCCCTCCCCCCTCTTTGATTTAAAGCTATTAGACTT